ATTATTTGCTCCCATTGCAAATCCCATAATTGCACAGATTGCTAAATCGTTGTCAGTTGAATACTGTCCAATCGTTCTCTTATATGAAAGAGCTTTTAACTGGCTAAAAATATCTGTGTCCGCGCTTGTTATTACCCTCGCATCACTCGTCGTAAATGCATAAACCATTGTTGGAGTCGCCGCCTCAGCATAAGCTGCACAATCTAAATGATCGGCTTCAACTGCTTCCAAGCATACTGCTATATACCATGAGGCTTCAGCAATTCTACAAGCTTCCAAAGCTTCAGCACACGTTTCTGCCGGGCTTGTTCCCTGTGCTCCAACCCAAAGTTTAAAAGGGGCGGGCGATTGAGAAAAATACAACAGAGCCGCAAGATACTCTTTATCAGTGTCCGCAAATCCATCTGATAACATATCAGCCGCACTTGTATACTCCCTAACCCTTTCTGTTGTGTCAATTACTCCTGCCGTTCCAATGACAAGCATTTCATTAAATGTTTTTCTTGGAGCTGACAAAGGAGAAATGTATTCACTAATACTTACAATTTGATTCAAATTCAATGTTCCCATATTTTCCACCTCTCATTTTATTTTATCTGTTTATTTCAAAATTACCTACTTCACCATACTCTTCTTTATTCATAGTCACTTCTACACTATTAACCCTGTTAACGTCAGATTCAAGAACGATTAACTCATAGAAGTATAACGACATATCTACTCTTTCCCACCACTGCGATTGAAACATTTCAGGCATTCTCCTAGGCTCTACTGTATTTGGAACGAAATAAATTCTTTGTCGAGACAGTACCTCTCTAGGAATCTGATCAAACATTCCAAATTTCAAAGCCATAGCAATGGACATGCTGTTAGGCCCATAAATAACACAATCAAGCTTCATTACTCTTGTAGACCCAACACTTTTTCTTAAATCGGTTCTAAAATCTTCCATTTCAACATCATGCAGCTTATTATAGGGCTCTTCTGCAGGTGACGCTGAAATAAAAACCATGTCCTCTGTTATTTTCCACGCTGGAGCTCCCTCTCTCTGCCAACCAATTCTTACATTATTTGTTTTTGGAGGGACCATTACGTCCCATCCAAGTATGTATAAAAACAAGCCTTGAAATAAATCTTCAAACTGTACTACTGTCAAATCTATATTAGCCATTTTAATCCCCAACCATTCTTTCACCAATAGCTTTACAATAACCATAATCCATATAATTTCCAACACTTATTATTTTATAATATTCATTTCTCCACATAATCTTATCAGATATTCCCGAAGTTCCATTATTGTTAGTAACATAAATTAACTGAGTCGAATGAAATACCATCGCTCCTTGTACTCTATCTCCCTCTCGCAACACCCTCAAATCTCTTTCTCTCGCAACACTAATTACCCCACGCATTGTAATTTGTGTTGGTGTTCCTTCAACCCATCTTCCATTTACCCATTCCCCATTAGAACGATATACAATAAAATCTTGAGCATATGCTGCATTTAAAATTATGTCCGTTAACTGAAAAGGCATTATTCTTCTCCAGAAATTACATATGTAATAGCATTCCGCATCTGACCCGTATCAACAAGAATAGCATCTGACCCCTTTGCTTTAATTGTCACGGGTCTTAAAGGAGGCCATGCATTTTTGGGATTTTCAAACCACTCCTTTATTTTATTAACTGCATCCATACCGGCTATTTCTAATAACTTTTCTGCTTTACTAAATTCTTCTTCCATTATCGCTTCTGCAACTAATTTCAAATCTTCTGAAATTAATCTCTGATTTTCTTCATCATTCAAAGCAGCTTCTATCACTGGCCTTGAAGGAAGATTCCTTAAAGGAGACCCCTTAGTATGTAAATACAACAAACTAGCATTATTCATTTCTCCTTCTTTTCTTGTAACATTCTTTGCCGGAATTCCCACAAAAACTTCTTTCTTTTTAAGTTCTTTTATTTTTTCAATCAACTTTTCTTCTCTTTTCATTTCTGATAAATGTTCTTTCACTTCAAACTTTATCATACATATGCTCCACCAGTTCCTACAAGTCTTACAAAAAATATAAACCTTCTTCCATAAGTGGTTAAATTCCATTCTCCTCCTCTTTCTTCCATAAATGAAGAAAGATCATAACCGACAGAGACGTCTCCCACTGACTTATTTGATATGTTCCCCAAAGGCGTCCCTGTAAAATTCCCTGCCGCAAAAGCTAACTGCTGATTCTTTTCAATCAATAAATTATGAGCGACAAACAATTCTAGCGCCTCATTGTATATCGTAAACCACCTATCTTCTGTTAGTAATTTATCCCCAAACATATACCAAAAAGTGATCTGTTCATCTGTAAAGTTTTCTGGCATAGCATGAGCAAATTCTGGAAAATGCTCTCTAAAATTCTCTATCCAAAGATCAATATCTTCTACTCTTTGACCAAATCCTATCCAATCAGACATTACACTGTCTCCTCATCTGGATTGTTAAAATCAAAACCAGTCTTAAAACTCCACATATAGACTTTTGTACCTTCAGGAACATTAGGATAAAATTTTACATGGCCCGTAGCATCTGTTGTCCCTTTGTGTATAGGGTATTCTCTTTGAGCATCTAATGACATTATTACTAATACATC